AGGCGAGCTGGGCCGCCATCCTCGACGAGGCCCACCGCCTCACCGCAAGGGAGGGCCTGTGATGGTGAGGCTCCCTCCGCCGCCCACGCCCACCGTGGACGCCATTTTTGCCGCTTACGAAGAGGCACGTGGTGACGGCTTCCGCGATCATCTCGGTGCATCGCTCATCGGCAAGCCTTGCGAGCGAGCCCTTTGGTTCGACTTCCGTTGGGTGACGCTGTCCCGGCACGAGGGCCGCATCCTGCGCCTGTTCGAGACGGGTCAGCGCGAGGAGGAGCGCCTCGTGCGCAATCTTCGCGCCACGGGCGCAACCGTGCTCGAGGTCGACCCCGCAACCGGACGCCAGTTCCGTGTCGAAGCCCATGGCGGGCACTTCGGCGGCTCTCTCGATGGCATCGCGATCGGGCTGCGCGAAGCGCCGAAGACCTGGCATGTGCTCGAGTTCAAGACCCATTCAGCGAAAAGCTTCGCGCAGCTGGTGGCAAAGGGCGTGGTTGCCTCCAAACCCCAGCATGTCGCACAGATGCAGATCTACATGCATCTGATGGGGCTGACCCGGGCCTTCTACCTTGCCGTCTGCAAGGATACCGATGCCCTCTACGCCGAGCGGGTGGAGGCGGTCCCCGCCGAAGCCGAGCGCCTTCTGGCCAGGGCCTCGCGCATCATCGGTGCGGCGCGGCCGCCGTCCCGCATCAGCGACGATCCCGCCTGGTTCGAATGCCGCATGTGCAGCCATCATGGCGTCTGCCACGAGGGGGAGCGCGCCGCTGTCAACTGCCGCACCTGCCTTCATTCCACGCCCGTGGAAGGCGGATGGCACTGCGCCCGTCACGACAGGATGCTCGGTTCGACCGAGCAGCGCCTCGGCTGCGGCAAGCACCTGTTCATCCCGGATATCGTCGCCGGAGAGGTCGTTGATGCGGGAGAGGACTTCGTCGCGTACCGCATGAAGGATGGCAGCGAATGGCTCAATGACGCGCGTGGGCAACGGGAGGCGCTGTCATGCTGATCCTTCGTCCCTACCAGCAGGAAGCCATCGACGCCATCTATGCCTACTTCGAGGATCACAAGGGCAACCCGCTGATCGTGATCCCGACAGCCGGGGGCAAGGCGCTCGTGCTGGCGGCATTTTCCGAGGGCGTGCTCAAGACCTGGCCTGACCAGCGCATTCTTGCCGTGACCCACGTGCGGGAACTGATCGCCCAGAACCATGCCGAGATGATCGGGCTGTGGCCCGAAGCCCCGGCCGGGATCTATTCGGCTGGGCTCGGCAGGCGCGAGGCGGATGCGCGAGTTCTGTTCGCGGGGATCCAGTCCGTGCACCGCAAGGCCGCGGAAATCGGGCACTGCGACCTCGTCCTCATTGACGAGGCGCATCTGATCCCGACGGCTTCGGCGACCATGTACCGGCGCTTCCTCGACGAGCTTACCGCCATCAACCCGAAGCTCAAAGTCATCGGCTTCACCGCGACACCCTACCGCCTCGACAGCGGCATGCTGCATGAGGGCGAGGGCGCGCTGTTCACCGACATCGCCTATGAGATCTCGGTCCGCGGGCTGATCGACCAGGGATATCTCTGCCCGCTGGTCAGCAAGCAGCCGAAGACAAGGCTGAACATTGCCGGGGTCGGAACCCGCGGCGGCGAGTTCATTGCCAGCGAGTTGCAGGCGGCGGTCGACAAGGAGGCGATTACCCGCGCGGCCGTCTCCGAGATCATCGCCTATGGCGAAAACCGCAAGTCGTGGCTCGCCTTCTGCTCCGGTGTCGATCACGCGCGCCATGTCGCCGAAGAATTCCGCAACCGCGGAATCTCCTGCGAGACCATCTTCGGCGAAACGCCGAAGGACGAGCGTGACGGCATCATTGCCGCCTTCAAACGGCAGGAGATCCGTGCGCTTGCCTCCATGGGTGTGTTGACCACCGGCTTCAATGCGCCTGCCGTGGACCTCATCGCCATGTTGCGCCCCACGAAGTCCGCCGGGCTCTATGTCCAGATGGCGGGCCGCGGCACGCGTCTGGCGCGCGGCAAGGAGAACTGCCTCGTTCTCGATTTCGCCGGCAATGTCAGCCGCCATGGACCCATCGACCTGGTGGAACCACGGAAGCCTGGCGGCGGAGGTGGGGGCGAGGCGCCCACAAAGGTCTGCCCGGAGTGCGAGAGCATTCTTCCCATCGCCGCGAGCGAATGCCCCGACTGTGGCTACGAGTTTCCGCCACCGGAGGTGAAGATCGCGCCGACGGCATCGACGCTCGCCATCCTTTCGGGGAAACGTGATCGCTGGGTCGAAGTCACCTCCGTCACCTACCGGAAGCACACCAAGCAGGGCAGCCCGCCTTCCATGCGGGTCGAATATCACTGCGGCCTCGCCATCCACCGCGAATGGGTGTGCTTCGAGCACCAGGGCTACGCCCGGCTCAAGGCGGAAGGCTGGTGGCAGCGCCGGTCCGTGGCTCCGCTGCCGGCGACGGCGGATGAGGCCATCAGCGGGTCAGCAAGCCTGCTGCGTCCCAGCCACATCTTCGTGCGGATGAGTGGCCAGTTCACCGAAGTCGCAAAATACAGGTTCGAAGCATGCTCAACCGCTCAACTGGCCTCTGCGCCGTCTGCCACCGCGAGCCACGCCACCATGGCTGGTTCGACGCCTCGTATCGCGCTTCCGACCCCCGGCGGGAAAGAAGTCGAAAGCGCCTCTGCAGCCGCATCTGCCAGGACATCTGCCACGGGAGGAAAGGCATGATCGACCCGACCCCGAACGAAAAAGCGGCCATGGATCATGGCGGCCAGATGGGCGGCGAGTATCTCGACAGCCTCGGCAAGACCGATCTCGCCACCTTCACGGTGGAGGAGTGGTCCACATTCATCGAATGCGTGGTCACGGGCTACTGCGATTGCCTCCGCAATCTCGCATCGACCGACAGGAACCGGCTTGACGCCATGAAGGAAGGAGTGCCGTTCTGATGGCAAGCATCAACTTCATGGCGCGCTACGGCGAACGCCTGATGAGCAATGGCTATGCCATCCTGCCGATCGCGCCCGGTACCAAGAAGCCGGGCCGCCATGCGCGCGGCAACTGGGCAGACTATCCGGAGTGGAACCGCCATGCGGCGCGGCCCACCACGGAGATCGAGCTCAAGTCCTGGTCGCGCTGGCCGGGCTGCGGCATCGGCATTGTCGGCGGGGCGGTTGCCGCGCTCGATATCGACATCCGCGAGGATGCCGAGCTTGCTATCAGAATCGAGAATCTGGCCCGCGAGCGGCTGGGTGATACCCCCGCACTGCGCATCGGCAAGGCGCCGAAGCGGTTGCTGGTGTATCGCACAGCATCACCGTTCAAGGGCATCAAGCGCCATCCGCTGGAAGTCCTGTGCCTAGGCCAGCAGTTCGTGGCCTATGCCATTCATCCGGATACGGGCGAGCCCTATGCCTGGCCGGAGGAGGGACTGGCGGATCTGGATATCGCCAGCCTTCCGGAGATCGACGAAGCCATGGCGCGTGCGTTCGTGGATGAGGCAGAGACAGTGTTGCCGCCGGAACTGCGCCAGAAGACCCTCAGCGTTGCGCCTGCTACGGACTCCATGCTGCCCTTCCACGGGCAGAAGGGTACGCTGCCCGCCATTCGCGCCGCACTTTCCCACCTTCCCAATGACGAGCTGGATTACGATAGCTGGGTCCGCATCGGCATGGCGCTGAAGGGTGCCTTGGGAGAGGAGGGAGCCAGCCTGTTTGCGGACTGGTCGGCCCAGGCGGAGAAGAACGATCCCGCCACCACGGCGAAATCCTGGACGAGCTTCCGCCCGGACCGCATCGGCGCCGGAACGATCTACCGCCTTGCCATGGAGCGAGGCTGGCAGCCGGAAATCGGCATGATCCTCGATGGCGAGCCGCAAGACGAGATCCATCCGGCAGCGGGGCTGCTGGCGCGATTTGGCGAGCAGGCTGCTGAAGTTGCAACACCTCCTGTGCCGGCGCCCGCCTTCGATCTGGTCATCCCGGATGGGCTGGTGGGCGATCTCACCCGTTACATGATCGCCACCGCGCGCCGCCCGCAGCCGCTCTTGTCGCTGGGTGCCAGCCTCTGCGCCGTCGGGGCGCTGATGGGCAGGCTCTACCGGACGGAGAGCAATCTCCGTTCCAATCTCTACGTCGTGGGCATCGCCGACAGCGGCTCGGGCAAGAACCACGCCCGCGAAATCGTCAACGAGGTGTTCTTCGAGGCGGGGCTCGCCAATCACTTAGGGGGAAACAAGATCGCCTCGGGCGCCGGGCTGCTGACTGCGTTGCACCGTCAGCCTGCCATCCTGTTCCAGATCGACGAATTCGGCATGTTCCTGTCGGCCGCAGCGGACCGGAAGCGCTCGCCCCGGCACATCACGGAGATCCTCGACAACATGACGGAGCTCTATACGGCGGCAGGCGGCATCTTCCTCGGCGCGGAATATGCCAACCGGGACGGCATGAACGAACGGCGTGACATCGTCGAGCCCTGCCTCTGCGTCTATGGCACAACGACGCCCCTGCACTTCTGGGGAGCGCTACGGGGTGCAAACGTAGCGGACGGATCGCTGGCCCGCTTCCTGATCCTGCCCAGCGATGAGGACTACCCGGATGAGAATCTCGCCGCAGGCCTGCGCCAGCCCCCGGCGGGGCTTATCGATGGCCTGCGGTGGATCGCCGATGGCGGGGGCCGCCAGCGTGGCAATCTCGTGGGCAAGACCTCGGGTGCGAGCACGGCTGTGGATGCTGCCGTCGTGCCGATGACGGAGGATGCCAAGGCCTGCTTTGCTGCGCTCAGCGGCGAACTGACGGTGGAACTGCGTTCTGCCGCGGGAACGGCGTTCACCTCGATCCTTGCACGCATCGGCGAAAATGCCATGAAGCTCGCCCTGATCGTTGCCGTTGGGCGGGATCCCGTGCGGCCCGTTGTAGAGT